CGACTATAATCCCAGAATTTACGGATCCATAATGACGTTAAATCTAGAACCTTGATACCGATAGAAAGAAAAATCTTCCGCGGTAGCAAAGTCAATCATCATCATAAATGACTGCGAGCCAGTCTTGTTCAACTGAGTTGAAGTAACACTAGCTGTTTTGCACCATTTTGGGTCCATATTTTGTTTACCCCCAGGGTTCGATCCTACACCAGTGCTTGAAAAAGCATAGTGGAAGAGATTCCGACTGTAAAAAGGGTATTCTACCTCTATTCCGGCATTAGTATCAGGAATAAACTGTGCACTTCCATCAAGAAAACAACTATTCGCATCATAGGAAGAGCCATAGGCACTCCCTTCGACTGCAGTTGTCTGAGAGAAAGTACTATCAGTGTCCGGATCTAATGAAACCGTAACAAGTGTATTGGTTCCAATGGTGGCGGAGGATAGATAGTTATATCTATGCCTAACTCCCCCACGCATTCCGACATATGCCTTTCGGAGATAGTTAAATAGACTATGTCTTTCAACAACCGAAGAGGCATCTTCATAGGGTAGAAACTGGACTGTAAAAGTCAAGTAACCTAAGGATTGGGTCCCAGTTAAAAGATCGAGAGCAGTACTGTGCCATGTATATCGCTTCAAAATGGAGCGAAATGAAACAGGTTGCTCACCGAAGTGATCCTGGGCTATCTCATTTGTGGTAGCAGTTGAATCGTTCATGACGACACACTCCACCTCTTGGCTCGATAACGACGAGCCCAAACGTGACTCAGGACGAATAACCAGCATCTCCGGTGGATCCGGAGTAGTGCGGTAACTCATATTTGCCTCAGTCAATCTATTGACCTTGAAATTTTCTGCGTGAACATACACATTGATTTCTAGATCAATATCAGCGGCGTCAGGAGACACTAAACCATTAAAAGGAGCGACAAAAATCAGTCCGTTCAAGTCATTTGACTCTGTGGAGTATCCACCAAAGGTGGTTCCATAGAGTTCTTCAACTCGAGAATGGTTTTCGGTGCCTACCTCACACCAAGCGCGGTAATGCGCCCATTTAACACAGAAAGAGATTTCCTGTGTTTCCTGAATATCAATAATCTTGACATACTGCTTATTGAGATCAAACTCATTCGCAGCAAGTAAAGCCCCTTGACTATTATTCGGTTCGTAAACGAACATCAGCTTTCCTCGATGAAACTTCGAGCAAGCTATTTGGAAGGTGAAAACTACGTCAGCCCTCCAGTCCGCAAAAGGACGTAAGGCAAAAGCCATAGCCGTGGGTTGGGAGATTTTACCTCCCGTGATATACTCAAGAGTCTTGAGATCAGGAGTAACAGAACTATACCAAATAAACTCATTTGGATTGTCAGATACTGACCACGTAAACGAGGTCAGAAAAGTCTTTGTGTTAGCGATATACTCCATCGCCATTACATCAACTTCATCTCCAAACATTCGAGGAGCAACGGTAAGTTCTTGTTTAGGATCCAAAACCAATCTATAATTTGTCTCGGAACCTATGGTAATTGCGCTATTTTGGTACGGCATATTCTTTACCAATGAAGCATCTTCCGTCTTGATTGGGCGAGCCCAACCAAAGATTGATGCTACCTTCTTTAGCGCTCCGAATCCTATCTCTGATGCTTTGGCAACGGTTCCAATTACAGGTACGTCCTTTAGAGCGGCGGATACATTTTCCGCCCCACTAGCGAACGCCTCCACTGGTC